GCAAGAGGTCCAAATACAGCCATGCCTGATCGGCACGCTGTAGACCCGCAGAAGCGGACGGATGAGCAGATAAGAGAGCCTTGGTCAAATGGCCAAATGGTTGCTCCAAAATCTGAACCCACCACTTTGTGGTGGTAATAACCCGTGCTTTACCACCAGGCTCCGGTACTACCGAAGTCTGGGCAGGGACTGGCTTGAGGAAATTCCCCAGGTAGTCCATGTAGCCCTCATTGAAGGCAACATATAAAGCACAGTAAAAAATCTGAACTCCAAGGTACTCATCGTACCCTTCGAGCGCAGTTCCACCGGGTTCATCCGGCGAACAATCTTCGCGTGGATTCCCGAAACCGTACACAGGGGCGGCGGACCAAACAAATCGTTTCTTCCACCGTGGATCTTGGGAAGGTAGTACCTTCTTAAGCTTGAGATTCTCAGGCCTACCCCATGTACAATAGCGAGGGACACCCTGCTCCTCCCGGACGGTAATACCGAACGGTAAGAGCAAGTTCCCACTTGCAGAAGGAATATCATCAAGAATTCTGATGATAGCATCCTGAATAGCTGCACCTCTACCACCATTGGCTTTACTAAAGTCAACATCCCCAGCAGTGCTAAGGGAAATGTGGCAGAGAGCAGACAAATCCTTGGTTTTACCAAAGTCAATGACTTTGCGGGCGACAAGTCGTCCACCAAGTTCAGCACGAGCGAGGTTTACCTCGGAGGCAAGAAATTCTTGCGAACAAGTGCTGAAAAACTTATCCAACGCTTTCACCTGGACCTTTGCGGCCCCAGGCACCAACTGTCTAGTAGACACGAGGTGAGCGACGGATTGAGCATCACATTTCGTCTGTAAACCATTGGTAAACAGACCATGAATGTGTTCATTCGCGAGGAGAACCCGAAACGGGTTATCAGCGCGAAGAATTACATCTTCCAGAGTAATTGATTTTGAAACATTGTTCCAAAAACAATTGGTGAATTCCTTCCAGTGGGAGGTCACCTGATCCACATTGAACATTGCAATGTGGAAAATCTTCCGGAAGATGAACCGGATCAGTGGTCGATTCTCTTCATTGAAGAGATCAACACTGAAAAGGAGGAGTGAATCGGTAATACCGGTCCATTCCTCATACCACCGCTCGAGAGTTTCACGACTTCTCGACGGTAGTACTCGCATTGCGAGCTTATGTCGAACAATGTTCGACTGGACAAGCTGTCGGCCAAGACGCGCGGGATTCCCGCGCAACTTCATCTTCGCCTTCCCATTGGGAAGACTTAATGTGCCATCAGCATGGAGGTACGGGATGAAATTATCATCCACGTCACCTTTTCCAGATCCCCCTACGGCTACCCTAAGGCTAGTCGTATTAGCGGATCTCGGTCCGGTGCGCATTGACG